TGACATTGTGGTGCACCCGCGCTGCCAGCATGTGATAGACGAATTCACGCTGTACAGCTTCAAGGTGGACAGCCTGACGGGCAATGTGACATCGGTGCTGGAAGACAAGAACAATCATTGTATCGACGCGGTTCGGTACGCGGTAGAGGGCGCGCGCCGGGCGATGAAGCCGGCGCAGTCCGTCACCCCGATCATCTCGCAGCGGACGGCGTTCAACCGATAGCGATAACCCCTTCCAAATAAATATTCCCGCGCCATGGTTTCAAACCAATGGCCGAAGCTGAAACCGAACTGCACGAGCGCGTCATCCGCCAGGTGGATGAGGTGATCATGGCGCAGACCCCGGTCCGGGCCTTGGCCCTGCAGGCGCGCCGCTTTGTCTCGATCCCCGGCGCGCAATGGGAAGGGCCTTGGGGCGAGCAGTTCGACCATTCGATCAAGGTCGAGATCAACAAGACCGCACGTGGTCATCGCAAGATCCTGCTCGACTATCTCGCCAACCGGATCGTGCCGGCCTTTCGCAATGTCGGCAAGGACGCGGACGAGCACACCGCGCAGACCATCGCTGGGCTGCATATGGCGGACAGCTATCATTACAAGGCGCAGCAGGCCCGCGACAACGCCTTCCGCGAGGCATCGGCGGGGGGCTTTGGCGCCTATCGGCTCAAGACCGAATACGCCGATCCGCTCGACAAGGACAGCGATGACCAGCGGATCAATCCGGCACTGCTGATTGCCGACGCTGATCAGCGGGTGTTCTTCGATCCCAACAGCCAGTTGTACGACAAGAGCGATGCGCAGTGGTGCGCGGTGCTCACCGCCAAGTCGCCCGATGCTTTCGCGCGCGACTGGCCCAAGGCTTCGCCGACCTCGTTCCCATCCGAAGTGTGGAAGCCGCATTACGAGTGGTTCACCCCCGAACAGGTGATCGAGGCGGAATATTACGAGAAGGAAGACGTCGATGAGATGCTGTGGGTATTCACCCACACGATCACCAAGGACGTGCAACGCTATTGGGCCAGTGAACTGGAGCCCGGCGAGAAGTCTGATCTCGAAGCGCAGGGCTACAAGGCCAAGGGCCAGCGGCGCAAGCGCGTGCGGGTGCATAAATGGGTGCTATCCGGGTCCGAAGTCCTCGCCGATCAGGACTATATCGCCGGTTGTGAGATTCCCGTGGTGCCGGTCTATGGCAACCGCGAATATATCGATGGTCTGGAGCGATTCACCGGCCATGTCCAGATGGCAATGGATCCGGCGCGGGTGTACAATGCCCAGGTCTCCAAGCTGGTCGAGACATCGGCGCTGACCCCGCGTGAAGTCCCGATCGTCGATCCCGACCAGATGACGCCGACGATCGCCGATATGTGGGCCGACGCCAATATCAAGCGGTTTCCGTTTCTCTACCTGAAGGCGCTGCGCGATGAGAGCGGCAATATCATCCAAGCTGGCCCGAGCGCCACGCTGTCCCCGCCGACCCTGGCCCCGGTCACCGCTGCCTTGTTGCAACTCATCGCCGGCGACATCGCCGAACTGACCAACGCCGACGACGGCGCGGACGAGGTACGGTCGAACACCAGCGCCGAGGCGATGGACATTGCCGCGACGCGGATCGACAGCAAGTCGGGGATCTACATCGACAACATGCGCCAGTCGGTGCAGCGCGAGGGCGAGATTTACCTGTCGATGGGCGCCGAAGTCTATGCCCGCGAAGGCCGCGAAGTCGATACCATGGACGCCGATGGTAGGGACGGGACGGAAACGCTGGTCGAGCCCGTCACCAATCCGATTACGGGCGAGTTCTCCTTCCGCAACGATCTCGCCAAGGGCAAGTACAAGGTCGTCGCCGATGTGACCGAGGCGACGACGACGCTGCGGGACAAGACCGTGCGCCGCATGACCGAAGTGGCCGCCGCCGCCGCGCAAGCCGGTGACAATGAACTGGCCGTGGCCTGCCTCACCACCGCGATCGCCAATATGGACGGCGAGGGCATGGACGACGTCAAGGCGTGGAACCGCAAGCGCATGCTGCAGCGGGGCCTCGCCGAGCCCACGCCCGAGGAAAAGCAGCAGATGGAGGCGGCCAAGCAGCAGCAACAGCCCGATCCGCAAGCCGCCGCGCTGATGGCGCAGGCACAGGATTATCAGGCCGACGCCGCGCTCAAGAACGCCAAGGCCGACACCGAAAAGGCCGCTGCCGTGCTCAAGCTGGCGCAGGCGCATGCCTTAGGTGGGCCTGAGAGCGCCCCATCCGGGCTGCAGCCCGCGCCCGAGATGGAAACGCCCTTGGATCAGGCACAGAAGGCCGCCGATATCATCCAGACGCATGCGCAGACGCAGGCCATCCATCACGGCATGGCAGTCAATGCGCATAAGGCCATGACCGACGCCCACAAGGTGCGGTTTCAGGGCTACGCGCTCTCACAGAAGGCCGCAGAGGCGCACAAGGCAGCTTAAGTTCCACCATCAGGCCCGGCACCTGTTAAAGTCGAGAAAAGGGAACGAATATGAACCTGGATAATGAACCCGCGGACAATCTGGACAACGACGCGACCGAACAGGGTCACGGTGAACCATCCGGGGAGGCTGGCGAACATCTTGAAGCACTGGACGTGTCAGGCGCAGAAGTCGCTACCGATGCTGGCGACGACGATCCCGCCTTTGTGTTCGAGGGCGATGATCCCGAGGCCGAGCGCGCCGACGATAGCAGCACGATCCGCGATCTGCGCGCCAAGCTGCGCGAGGAACAGCGCGAAAAGCACGAGCTGAAAAAGCAGGTCGAAGCTGCCGCTGCCCCGAAAGCCGATGCGCTGCCAGCCAAGCCGACGCTTGAAGCCTGCGGGTACGACGAAGAGCAATTCGAGCAGGAATTGACCGCCTGGCACGGCAAGAAGGCCGAACAGGACGCCAAACAATCCGAGCAGCAGGCCAAGGCGCGCAAGATGCAGGAATCATTCCAGGCGCAGGCCAATTCGCTAGGTGAGCGCGGTAATGCGGTGGTCAAGGACTTTGACGCCCAGGTAGCCGCGCTGGCGGACAAGTTCGGCACCGATCTCAACGGCAACGCCGCCAAGGCTGCCTTGGTGTTCGCCGACGATCCGCGCCTGATTATCGCGCTCAACAACAGCCCGGCCAAGCTGGCCGAACTGCTCGCGCTCAAGGACATGCCGCTGGCGCTCGCCGTCAAGATCGGCGAACTGAAAGGGAAGATCCAGACCATGCACCGCCGCACCGCACCCGCTCCCGAGACTGTCACCAAGGGCGGCGCGCCTGTCAACGCCAGCGCTGACAAGCAGTTGGAGAAGTTGGAAAAGGAAGCCGAACGCACCGGTAACCGCACGGCGGTGGTGGCCTATAAGCGCAGCCTCCGCGCATGACGCTGAGCGAATAACATGGCAGGGGAGAGGCCGAAGTTAAGCGCTTCGTTCTCTCCCCCTTGCGACGCCCATGGGGGCAAGCATCCGACCTGCCAGCAATGGTGCATCCTGCGCCACTGGTTTCCCAAGTGGACGAAGTGCAAGGGGCCACGACAAGAGGAGTGGCGGTAGCCCTCTTGCAAATAAATATCCCCGCGCAATAAGCGAACCATACGCCAACACTCAGCGCCCTTCGGCTGTGACGGAAGAGACCCCGGCGTGATCGAGACCTTGCGTCTCTCACCGTGTCTCACACAGTCAAAGGGAATCGTTTAACATGAGCAACAGTTTCTCAAAAGAAGAGCTGGTAGCCTTCGATCAGGTCTTCGAGAAGTTCGAAGACGCGCTGGTCGTATCCAAGCTTTTCGGCAAATACACCATCGACGGCGAAACCGCCGAGCGCACCGGCAACACCATCTGGCGCCCGATGCCCTATATCGCCCAGGTGTTCACTGGCTTGGACCAGTCGGCAAACTTCGGTCGCAATTACACGCAGCTTTCGGTTCCGGCATCGCTGGGCTATCAGCCTTCTGTTCCGCTCACCCTGTCCGCCACCGAAATGCGCGACATGCTGCAGGAAAAGCGCCTCGGCGAAGCGGCGATGCAGGGCATTGGCTCCTACATCAACCAGCGCTGTTCCGATCTCGCTGCGCTGACCGGGACGCTGTTCATCAAGCGTTCGGCTGCTGCCACCGGCTTTGACGACGTGGCCGCGATCGATACCGCCATGAACCGCGTCGGCGTGCCGATGCCCGATCGCAAGCTGGTGTTGTCCAGTGGCGACTACAACAATATGGCGTCGAACCTCGCCAGCCGCGTGCTCGACAACAGCAAGTCGCTGACCGCATACGAGGCCGCCAAGGTGGGCCGCGTGTCGAGCTTCGATACCTTCAAGCTGGATTACGCCTATCGCAAAGCCGCCGCTGTCGGTTCGGGCATCACGCTCAACGCCGCCAATCAGTACTACGTCCCCAAGGCGACTTCGGTCGCGGCGACGGGCGAGGTCAGCAACGTCGATAACCGCTTCCAGACGATCACCGTCAATAGTGTGACCGGCATTGTCGCGGGCGACGCCTTCACCATCGCGGGCGTCAACGAGGTGCATCACATCACCAAGGCCGACACCGGCAGCCTCAAGACCTTCCGGGTGATTTCGGTGCCGAGTGCAACCACGCTGGTGATCTCGCCGCCGATCATCTCGGCAGGCGGGGCATCGGACCCCGAGAAGCAGTATCAGAACTGCTCCGCGACCCCGGCCAGCACTGCTGCGATCACTTGGCTCAACACCGTGGCCGCATCGGTTAATCCGTTCTGGCAGGGTGATGCCTTCGAGATCATTCCGGGCCGCTATCAGCCCGCGACCGATGCCGGCATGGCGGTGACCAGCGCCACCACGGCAGGCGGGATCACCGTTCTCATGACCCGGCAGGGCGCGATTGGTGATCTCAGTTGCAAGTATCGGTGGGACTCGTACTTCGGATTGGTGAATAAACAGCCTGAGATGACCGGCGTTCAGATGTTCAGTCAGACCTAGAATAACATCATTGACCCGGTTTAGGAATAAGTCTAGACCGGATCAATGGTTATATATCTTCTCACTTTCCCCAACGGGAAACAGTACATAGGGCAGACGGTTCGCATGTTAGGCACTCGCATTTCACAGCATAGGCAGGCGGTGAACGCTGGTAGCCTATTGCCTGTGCATTGCGCGTGGCGGAAACATGGTGAGCCGTCTGTCTCTATTCTTGGCGAATACGGCGATATGGCAAGCCTCCATGCCGCCGAAATAAGCCTGATCGCATCGCATGGCACGCTGGCGCCGAATGGCTACAATGTGGCGTTCGGTGGCGAAACGGCGCCTTCCAAGTCTGCCGATGTTGCTCGCAAGATCAGCGCAAAGGCAAAGGGTCGCGGGCACACCGACGCTACGCGCGGGAAGATTGGCGATGCATCCAAGGCTAATTGGGAAGATGAAGTATATCGCGCGAAAGTGGAGGCTGGCGTTGCGGCCAGTTGGACACCTGAGCGTCGCGCTCATTCGGCCCTTCTTGCGAAGGTCGTTCATACCGGGCGCGTCGTCAGTGACGAGACGAAGGCAAAGCTCAGGGGGCGCAAGTTCAGCGATGAAGTCCGCGCTAAAATGAGTGCATCAGCCAAGGCTCGGGTCCGCGAAAAGTTCAGTGAAGGCCACTGCGCCAAAATATCCGCGCATGTGAAATTGGCATGGCAAGATCCCGATGTTCGCGCGCAACGGGGAAGGGCGATCTCCGCAGCACTAAAGGCCAAGTTCGCCAACATGACCGACGAAGAAAAGACCGCATTCTCCGAACAACGCAAGCGCGCGTGGGATTCCCGCCGCTCACTGAAAGGCTAATTTAATGGCTTCCACGACTATTCAAGCATACGGCTCGGCGACGATCACCATCCCGGCATCGAGCGCACTCGTAACCTACAGCAGCCAGAACTACAGCGTTTTGAGCTATCCGGTGCTGGCGAACTATCCGACGCCGGTTCCCACGACCACCTTCAGCGGTTCGGGGTTGAATACCACTTCGGCCTTTACCAATGCCACACTGGTGACGATCCAGGCAGGCGGTGCGCCGCTGTCCTACAATGTCGGCACCGGGCCGGCGCTCACCGACCGTCCGTTCTACATGCCGACGCCCGGCACCCTGAACGCTACCGGCACGCTGACCGCAGCCTTGCTGTTTACGGGCATCATCACCACCACGTCGGCGGCGGCGGTGGCCGCCACGCTCGATACCGGCGCGCTGATCGACGCCGCTGGCACTTTTGCGGTGGGCGACTTCTTCGATTGGGCTGTGATCAATACCGGCGGCAACACCCTGACCGTCACGGCATCGACGGGGCATACCATCGTCGGCACTGCTACGGTGCTCACGGTCGTGTCGGGGCGGTTCCGCACCACCAAGACCGCCGCGAATACCTTCGTCACCTATCGCCTGTCGTAACGGGGGAGGGAGGGGCTTCGGCTCCTCCCTTACATTAGGAGTATGCAATGCCGCTTGAAATGCCCGCTATGCTTTTTAAGCCAGGCACGATGTTCGAATGGGACCACGAGTGGTTCGATTACGTCATCGTCGTCGATCAGGACGAGGCTGATATCGCGCTCGCCGATGGCTGGGTTGCACACAAGCCGACGCCGGATGAGGAGGCTGCGGTCGTGGCCAAGGAGCCTGCGCGCAAGGTGCTGAAGGTGACGACATGAGCTATGTGACGCAGCCGATTGCCTTGACCTACGGCACGAAAAAGGAAGTCACTGTCTCGGCGTCGGCGGGGACTTCGCAACTGCTCGGGCAGTTGACTGGCCCCGTGCAGGTTCGCATCGTCAACTATGACACGGTGCGCGTCGCGGTGCGGTTCGGCCCGAAAACGGCCACCGACGCCCTCACGCTCGCTGGCAATCCGACCGTCGCGCCGGGGGCAACCGAAGTGTGGACCATCGTTCCCAATATTGACCCGGTCACGGACAGTGCCGCCGTCTATTGGAACATCATCTCGGACGCATCGCCCGCTGGCAACAAGTTCGAGGTTACGCTCGGCGCCGGCTACTGATGGCGCTCAACCCCTATCCTTCGACGGCAACCAAGGCCGCGCTGCTTGATCTGATGTTCGAGGAATGCGGGCGCGCCGGCTATGAGTTCGACCGGTCGCCGGGCGAGGATGCCAGTGCGCTGCGGCGGCTCGAGGCGATGCTGGCCGAATGGCAGGGCGAAGGCGTCGCGCTCAATTACAACTTTCCAGTGGCGTTCGGCACCAGCCAGCCCACTGACGTGGCGGGCATTCCCGATTCCACCATCAACACGGTCGCGGCCTGGGGCGCGTTTCGCATCGCGCCGGGGATGGGCAAGACGCTCAGTGCGGAAACGCGCAAGGCCATGGCGGATGGCCGGGCCTTTCTGCGCGCGGAGACATCCACGATCCCCGAACGCATCCTGCCCCGCACCACGGCGCGCGGGATCGGCCACAAGCCCTATTCGATCTGGCGCCCGTTTGCGGATGACGCGCTCGTAGAGACCATCACGCTGGTTGACCTGGTGCTGTCCGACGCGACAGCTCTCGCGGCGGATGATTACGCGGCGACGATTGGCGGCTACGCCCAGGGCGCGCAACTGACCTTGGTCGATGATGTCGGCGGCAAATATGTGCTGTTCGGCAATCTGTTGCAGGGCGCGGGATTGAGCGCGGGCACCGATGCGCCGATTGTGCGCCAGACGCTGCCCGGCGCCACCAACAGCCCCTATGACACGACCTTCGCCATTGTGGTGTCATGACGAAGGTGAGCTTACTCTCTGGGGCTTATACGGACGAGACGGCGGATTGGCGCGGCGCGATGCCGATCAACAAGGAACCGATCTTTGGAGATAATGGGATAAATTCCGGTTATCTCGGGCAGGTTGACGGCTTGACCCAGCAGGCCAGCGGCTACGGCGCCTCGCGCGGCGGCATCAACTGGAACGGCGTCTGTTATCGCGTGATGGGATCGAGCCTGCTCCGCGTGGCCGACGATGGCACGGTGACGGTGCTGGGTGATGTCGGCAATGACGGGTTGGACTGCTCGCTCGATTATAGCTTCGACCGGCTGGCAGTGACCTCGGCGGGGAATCTGTTCTATTGGAACGGGGCCGCCTTGACGCAAGTGACCGACCCCGATTTGGGCACGGTGTTCGATGTGATGTTCGTCGATGGCGTGTTCATGATGACCGATGGCACCTATCTGGTCATCACCGACACCAATGATCCCATGAGCATCGACCCGCTGCGCTATGGTTCGGTCGAAGAAGACCCGGACCCGATTTTCGCGATCTGCAAGATTCGGGGCGAGGTCTATGCGCTGGGGCAATACACCATCCAGAATTTCCAGGACGTCGGCGGGCAGGGCTTCCCCTTCGCCAACAATGCCGGGGCGATCATTCCGCGCGGCATCGTCGGGCGCAAAGCGTGGTGCTATTTCAACGAGACCTTCGCCTTTGTCGGTGGCAATCGCTGGGAGCGCCCCACGGTCTGCATCGCCGAACAGGGCCGCTCGCAATCGATAGCGACGCAGGAAGTGGACAAGCTCCTCGCCGCCCTTGCCCCCGATGAGATGACGGCGCTAACGATGGATGCGCGCAACGATTCGAACGAGCAGCGGCTCTATCTGCATCTGCCCGACCGGACGCTGTGCTACATGAACCAGGCCTCGATTGCGGTCGGCTCTCCGGTCTGGATCACGCTCCAGGAAGGTGTGGCGCTCGATCAAGCCTATACCGGGCGGCATCTTGTCCCGTGCTACGGCAAGTGGCTCGCGGCCTCTCCAGATGGCAAGATCGGCTATCTCGATGACACCGCACCCGGCTTCTGGGGTGCCACCTCAGGATGGCGGTTCCAGACCAATTTCCTCTACAACGAGAGCATGGGTGGCATTCTGCACCGCGTCGAGCTGGTCGGCCTGCCGGGGCGGACCGCGTTCGGGGCCGAGGCGCTGATTTTCATGTCAACCACCACCGATGGCGAGACCTGGGGGCAGGAACAGCGCATCTCGGGGGGCAAGTTTGGCGAGCGCGCCAAGCGGCTGGTGTGGTGGCCCAATCGCCGTTTCGCCAATATCATGGGGATCCGCTTCCGGGGCGAGGGTCAGGCCCATTCATCGTTCACCCGGTTGGAAGTTGGGCTTGAGGGGCTGGCGGCATGAACCCCGTCAATCGCACTGGTTTCGCCTTGCAGCGGGCGCAGTTGGCGGAATTTCTGCCCAATCCGCGCGCGATCAAGGCGTTTGAGAACCTCAATATCGACAACGCCAATCTCATCGCGGCGGTCAATCTGATTATCAACACGATGGCCGGGATGTCTGCTGGGATGGCGGCGGACGGCGAGGATGGGCAGGACGGGTTTACGATCCCCGGCCCTCCGGGGCGGCCCGGCATGGCGGGGCTAAGCATCCCAGGCCTTGACGGCGACGATGGCATGGACGGCTTTACCGTGCCCGGCGCGGCGGGGCCGCAGGGCAGGACCGGTTTTGGCTTCCCCGGACAGGATGGGGACCAGGGCGAAGACGGGATGCCCGGCGTACCGGGGCAGGCGGGCGCGGCAGGTTCGCCCGGAGCAACCGGTCCACAAGGCATCCAAGGCCTGATGGGCTTCGCCATGGACGGCGAGCCGGGCGAGGATGCCATACCGATCCCCGGCCTGCAGGGCGCACCCGGCGTCAACGGCACCGGCTCGCTGGTCTATCAGGATGCCACGGTTCCCGCTGGCAACACCGTGGCCAACACCACGACGCCCACGGCCTTTACCAGCTCCTACACCATCCCCGCCAACGCGCTCGCGGTGGGTAACGTCATCCGCGTCAAGATCTACGGCATCTATTCCACTGCCCTTGTCGCTCCGACGATCACGGCCACGCTCAAGATCGGCTCGGTTACGGTCCTGACAACGGGAGCTATCACCGCGATTGCCGGGGAGACCAATGGCGGCTGGTGGGCGGAGGCCATGCTGACCGTCACCGCGATTGGCGCGAGCGGGGCGATGGAGTGCCAGGGCTACGCCGAGTTTTCGACAGCGGCAACCACCGGGCTCTCGGTCAACCTCACCAACACCGCCGTCGTCGGCTCGATCGACACCACCGGCAGCCTGGCGATGACGGTCAACGTCACCTGGGGCACAGCATCGGCCTCGAACACCATTACGCTGCGTGAGACGGCGGTCGAGATTATGACGGCGGGGCCTATCGCATCAGGCAGCTCCGGCATAGAGGCTTATTACGCGGGGACGGATGCTGCGAAAACATACGATCCGGGCACCTCCTTGGTGGCCTTGGATAGCTGCACCATAACGGTTCCGGGCGGTTCGGCTTCCCGCAAATTCATGGTTTGGTGGCAGTGGGTCGGGACGACCAGCTTTGCCACCAATCACGGCGTTCGGTCCTATCTCAGTTTAGACGGAA